GCCTCGATGTCCTTCTTTGCCTTGTCGACGTCGAAATCATCCTCAACAGCGTCTTTGGAGTAGAATTTGTTGAGGAGCGCGTCCACCTCGGCGGCATCAAAGCCTGTCAGCGACACGTCGAACGCCTCGGCGTCGAAGTCGGCCATGAGGGTCGCCAGCTTCGTCTCGTCCCAATCACCTTGGATTTTATTGAGGGCGACGTTAAGCGCCTTCTCGCGCTGGGGATCGAGGTCGACGACAACGCAGTCGATCTCGGTGTGGCCCAGGTCCATGAGCACCTTGAGCCGTTGATGTCCGCCGACAACGTTCCCGGTCTGGCTGTTCCATATGACCGGCTCGACATACCCGAACTCGGCGATGGAGCGCTTGAGCTTTTCGTACTCCCTGTCGCCCGGCTTTAAGTCCTTGCGCGGGTTGTACGCGGCGGGGTTGAGCCGGTCGGCCGGGATCTTCTGTATGTTCATGGCTTCTCCTATTTGCTAAATGGAGCGCGGAGAACGGTGCCGCCCCGTCGCTTCCCACCGGTTGGTGGGCGGTCTACTGTTAACCCATCCGCGCATAAAAAAGGCCGGGGATTAACCCGGCGTGATGATGGAATGCCGCTCCGCCTGTGTGACTTTTTCGCCCCTGTACATGCCCGCGCCCAACTCGTCGATCTTCGAGAAGGGGATGATGGGGACCGTCAGCCGCGCGCGACAACCTGGGTCAATGAAGTACATATACCGGAGCTGGAAGCCGGGGATCGGCTTCGCGCCCACATAGTCCAGATACTTTGTGAAGTTATAGGTACCGCCCGTTACGTCGAAGAACGTCAGCCCATTGAGCTCCCGGCGCGGCGTGGTGGGATTCGAGGCCAGCGTCATTTTGTGGATGCGCGTCCCGTCCGGAAGCTCCGCGAGGTTCAGGTTTTCTTTGATGCCCGTCAGCACGAAATTGCTGGCCCGGTAGATCGTACCGTCCCCGCAGGAGCAGGCGTCTGCAAATGAGATGATCCATTTCACCTGCGGCGCGTGCTTCTTGATGAGTCGGATGCTCATGGCGATGGCGCGGCTCTCGGAGTTGCGTGGGAGCACACTGTCGAAGGCCATGCGGTTCAGCTCCAGGAATTCGTTCCACCCGGTACCTTCCACCAGCCCGATGATCTTGTTTTTATCCAGTGAAGGTCCGTAGCTCATGACGCCATGGAGTTGGCCGTCGAGGAATACGCCGAAGTGGAGCTTGCTGTTATTGACCACCTTGCCCGAGTAGTGGTGCGCCTTTATAAACGCATTTGCGAGCCCCGAAGGCAGCACCTTCATCGTAATTTCTTTTGCGCGGCCCACTCTCTCACCACCTCATATAGCCCGTTCCCGTTGTGATTCTCATTCCCGAAGGTCTCAGACACGGTCTTCTGGTCGTACACGTACTTGATCGCAGCCAACATGAGCTTCGCTTGCTCGTCGTGGACCGTAATGCTGATCTGCTGGAAGGGCTTCTTCTCGCCGGTGTCCAATGTGAAGTTTTCGGCGAAGTCATCGTCGGATATGACCTGGAAGCCAAAGTCTGTCATGGGCATCATAATCTCCTGCAACTCCAGCGGCAGAAGATCCATGTCCCATTTCGCCATCTCGCCGACCTTGTTATCGGCAAGGCGAAAGGCTTTGATCTGGTCCTCGGTCAACTCGTCTGCAATCACGCAGGGGACTTCCTTCATACCCAGGGACTGCGTGGCAGAGTACCGGGTATATCCGGCGACGATCTCATGGTTTTGGTCGATCACCAGCGGTACCAGAAAGCCGAACGCCCGTATGCTCGCCGCGACACCTTTTACGGCCTCGGCGTTCTTACGCGGGTTGCGCGCGTACGGGTGGATATCCTTCAAGGGCAAAGTCTGAATGTTCATGGATTATCCTCCCCGTCCCGCCGAGAGCAGGCGCTCCATCATATCGTCGTGGGGCGTCGCGCCCTTGAACTCGACAGAACAGTTCTCCCGGACCACCTGATAGATTTGGTACCAGAGGTTGTTGGCCTGCTTCGAAAAGCTTTGTCTCATGGCAACGTAGGGGGAGGGGATCGCGTTGCCCGTAGTGGGGTGCTTCGCCAGGAAGCCGAACTCGGTGATGCACTCCTCGCACTGAATCCAGCGGGAGATCGCCATGGCGTACTGCTCCAGGATCTGCGCGGGGACGAGGTTCGCGCAGCCGCGCTCATCGAGCCATTTCCATGTGCTTTCGTAGATGTCCAGTGCCAGCATGTACTTTCCGTTTTTCTGCTTGGCAGTCAGATACGCCTTGGGCGGCGGCATGGCTTGACCTTCGAGGACGGTTGCGTTCGCCGTGAAGTCCAGCACCGTCAGCTTGCGCTTTCCGGGGTTGCCCTCGGCGATCTTGTCCGAGAGGGGCTTTGCCTTTCGGCCTCCGCCAACGCGCGCGCCGCCGCGCATCGTTCCATCCTTCGCCATGCGAACCCCCTTCCCAGCGGGCCTATACCCTTGTTTGGTTGCGCGAAAATTCACGCGAAGGGCCGCATCCGCTAAAATTTAATATTCGTGGCAAGATTTCCTCTCCCCCCTACCCTTGCCGAGATCGCCGCCCCGATGACCAGCGCCCACCCTCGCGCGCCGTAATGCGGGAATGGCACTCCTTGCAAAGCGCTATGAGGTTCTCCTCTGCGTGGGTGCCGCCTTGGGAGAGAGGCAGGACGTGGTGGACTTCCTCCGCCACCGTAACCCTGCCCTCGCGCTGACAGACCGCACACAGGGGATGGCTCGCCACGAACCGCGCACGGATGCGCGGCCACGCGCCACCGTACTGCTTCTGAATGGCAGGATCACGCTCATACCGTGTAGTGGGTTGCCGCCAGCTTCCGATGTTCGGGACAGAACTGGTTTTCTGTGAGCGCAGGGCAACATGGGTGACTGCATGGGCGGAGGGGCTTTCTGGGCATGTCATCCTCCAAAGGAAAGGCCCCACCGGATCACTCCAGCAGGGCCACGATCATAATTTCACGATCCCATTATCGCACACTGGAACGTCTACTCCTGTCTACTTTCGTCTACTCCCCGCGATTTCTACGGTTTTATTCAAAGGGAAAGCCCTCCCGGATCGCACCAAGAGGACTTCGAGTTTATTCATGGTACCATTATTGCACATGAGATAGTCTACTTTTGTCTACTCGCGCAATTTCTCCGGAGATCCATATGTTTTTTCTGTCGTCCTCCATGTGGCGGTACGCCTTATCAAAGGCATTGCGAATATCCGGTGCGATTCTGTTGACTTTGCCACGCGCCTGAGCGACCTCCGCGAAGCTGGTCATCTCCTCGTGTATATGGTGTCGCGTGATGTAAGCGTACCGGACTACGTTGTCTATGAGCTTATAGGCGATGTAGTACTTGTCCACCCACAGAACGGCTTCCGCGCAACGGGTGATCACGGGCATCGGCACACGTGCATCGTACATCGCGCGCACATCCCTATGTTCGACCTTCTCAAGTCCGTACCTAAGTGCAAAAGCGTCTGCGAGTATCATGATTCGTCTGCAGGAGCACGCGCGGGGCTTATGTTTTATTTTCATATCCGAGCACACTCCACGTCATCAGGATGGTCTCCACATAGTCAAGCGCCTGGTGATGCAGCCTATATGTATAGGCGCGGCAGATGCCCATTTCACCGGCGATCTCCTCCCAGCGCATCATGCACAGGTACCGGAGTTCAAGCAGCAGGCGGCAGCTCACTTCGGCTACCAGGTCAATAGTCTGCTGAATCTCCCACTTGGTGTCAACGAACCGGTCGATTTCCCGGTTCAGCGCGTGCTCGGATTCCATGAGGTGGATAATTGTGTCTTCCATGGAAGTGACATTCCGGGTGCTGGAAACGCGCTCGCCGCCATAGGAGACCGTAGTCCGACGCGTCGTGGCGCGCAGCCTATCCAGCTGCTCGATCTTTGAGTTGATCCGTTGGTCGAGTCGGTACGCCTGGGAGAGATACTCCTTGGTGGTCATTCTATCGTTCATTTGGGGGACCCTTCATTTCCTTCGGAATCGCAGCGACCTTCGCCGTAA